TTATAAGAGAGCCTACAGCCAGAGCCCAGAATACGAGTGCCTCAACCGGAAAGCAAACACTGCTTCCCATCGGGGCAAACTTCTTCAGGCTAAGGATGTCCTCTGAAGGAAGGCGCGTATGTCGAGACCGGCTTGCATACAAATATTTGTACACATTGGCCGGAAACAACTGCCGCACCAACCAACAAGAGACACGGTCCGACGCTTCTTTCATATCGAGTGTGACAAGACTGCCATACCCGTATGAAGAAGCCAACGCAAGACCGCGATTAATTCTCTGGTCCGTAAAATTTACGTAACCATAGGTCGGTGAATCAACTTGCTCAAGCTTTTGAACAAGCATCCTCATCTGGCCTTGTTGGATCCACTGTATTTCAAGTGGCTCCATTGAGATTAACCGCGGCCCCCTAGAGTCTTTCGGCACAAGCACGACCTTAGCCGTGCTCTCTGGAATCTCTTCCAGGGTGTCGAGGCTCTCTAGACATTGTACCAGGTGCTCGTAGTTGAGAAAGAAGTAATCCGTAAAAGGATACTCCTCCTCTAACTGAGCAAAGATGCGTTTGAAGAACATCTTCTCATGCACCTTTTCCCCAGTAGCAAGTGCGCCGGGTCCGTGACCCGGGGTGATCTCTGCAAGGTTCACACCTCGCAGTGCATACCAGATAAGTAACCGGGCGCTCTCCAGCGCTTCGGCAGTCTTACGAGTGAGCGAAACCTCGGCTCGCTCGTCCGGTAGAGCTTGGTCCGTCGCGACAAAGTCGCTAAGAACTCTGCTCTCCGCATCTTTAGTATGCGATCCCTCGAGTTTATACAACAGGTATGTAACCTGTCGTACGGCTCGCACTGCATTGATGGCTGCCTGTGTAGGCAGTCCGTTGATGCATGCAACCATCCCGTCGCAATCGAATATCCTTTTCCAAAACCCGCCCAGAAATACAGGCGAGAAAGGAGGCTTTGAACTGGATTTGAACCCAGCGCAAGAACCGAAGGGGATATCACTGCCAAGCGCTCTATCCAAGTGCTTGCCGAGTGAGGGAAGGGCTTTCGTTAGAAAGTCCAACCCCTCGTTTTTTGACGCGCTC